TTTTCAAACCGCAACAGGTTACGGCAATTTACCTAATGGTAATTTTTCGCCAGTAATCTACTCCAAACAGGTACAGCTTGCATTCCGCAAGTCAACTGTTGTAGGGGATATAACTAACTCCGATTATTTCGGAGAAATATCAGGTCAGGGTGATACAGTCCGTATCATTAAAGAACCTGAAATCTCAGTCAGTGCATATGCCAGAGGTACTCAGGTAACTGCACAAGACCTAGAGGACGAGGACTTCCAACTCGTTGTCGATAAAGCAAACTATTA